TTCACGAAGATTCAGAAGATTCAAACGACGGACAAGAACATCACCTACAAGGCCGAGAAAGACGCCTACGGCCACGCTGATGAGTTCTATGCCGTGCTGCTGTCCTACTACGCAAAGAAACGAATGAAGACCCCGTTGGGTCCTCTACCTCCATACACGATCCGCTGATGCCAATCGCGCACCCGCTCTACAAACAACACGCCGAAGAATGGCAAGAATACCGCCTCTGCTACGAAGGTGGCCGCCCATACGTGGACCGCTACATCTTCCGGCACCAGAAGGAGCCTCAGTCCTTCTTTGCTGACCGTCTGGCCAGAACTGTGCACGTGAATCACACGCGGGCCGTGGTGGATACCTATGCGGCGCATCTCTTCCGCGAGTCGATTCCGCGCACGGCAGAACCGAGGGCAACGAACATTCTGCAGCCCTTTTGGGAAGATATTGACCTTTTGGGCAACGGTGCTGATGAGTTCTACGAGAGCGCGGCGCAGCTCGTTCAGCGTGGTGGCCGAGTGGCCATTGTGGTTGACCGCACAAACGGTGCTGGTGAAGTTCGAACACGCGCCGATGAGATGGCTCAAGGTGTACGACCCTACGCTTACCTGGTCGACACCGAGAACATCATCGATTGGGACGTCGATTCCAGGGGCATCCTGCAGTGGGTGAAGATACGCGAAACACAAGACACGCGGCGTACCTGGAGCGAAGACCACCCCGGCATCACCTACCAGTATCGAATCTGGACGCGCGACGAGTGGATTCTCGTTGTGGAGGAAGAGTCCGGAGAGGGCGAAGACAAAGTCGTCAAGGAAGTCGTGGTCGACCGTGGCGTTCACCCATGCGGTGAAGTGCCGGTCGTCATGGTCTTCTGGGGACGGCGCGAAAATGGCGAGCTGGTAGCTCCGAGCGCCATCCGTGACATTGCCCCAATGAATCGGCGGCTAACCAATCTGCAGAGTCTCATCGATGAGCAGATTGCGGCGCACGTCTTCAACATCATGGCAGTGCCTGAGAGCACGTGGGACCAGCTCGCAAAGGTCGACTTCTCTGCATATGGAGCCATTCCTTACTCAGACACCGTGAGCAATCCGCCGTTCTACCTCGGCCCAGATGTCTCGCAGATTCAGGTCTTGCGCCAAGAGATTGAGAAGACCGAAGGCGCCATTCGGATGCTCTCGGGCCTCGGACGGGTGAACGAGGAATCGAAGCACGTTCAGACCGGAATCGCGCTGAGCTATCTCACGATGGACAAGGACGCGCTCCTGGCGAAGTTCGCTGCGCGCATGAGTGCTGCCGAGACCTATGTGGATTGGTTGGCGCTCAAGTGGATGGGCATCGAAAGTAGCGAGCCATTGAGCACCCGACAATACCCGACCGACTTCGACCCCGGCGACTTGAATGCCGAGCTCGATGACGCTCTCAAATACGCCACGCTGGTGAGCACCGGCACGGCTCACATCGAGAATCTGATTCTAGCAACCAAGGCCCGACTCGGCTCCCACATTGAGGGACCAGAGCTCGAGGTCATCTTGGAAGAACTTAGAGCTACATCCGCACAGAACTCCCTGTGACGGCTACCGCCGCGTCGTGAACGTGCAGTGACGCAGTTGGAAGGGCCTCGAGCCCAGGAGGAAAAACGCACGGGCATTTCAAGGTCGCACTACTCCGGTGCGGCCTTTCTTTTTGTTGACCGGGACACCACATGCCACCCGGCCACGTGATGAAGGAGGAAGGCATGGGCGACACGAACACGAACACTCAGACCCCCAACGGTGCACCAGCTCCCGCGGACCAGACCACAACCAACCAGACTCCAGCATCGGGCACCCCGGCAAATCCGGGCACTCCAGGCCAACCTACCTCAACGATGTCTCAGGAGGTCATCGACGCAATCGTCGAACAACGTCTGGCACGCGAACGCCGGCAACATGAAGAACGACTTCAGGCTCTTGGTTTCAACACCTGGGACGACGTGTCCAAGTTGGTCAATGACACCCGGAAGAAGGAGCAAGAGGAGCTCGAGAAGTCGGGGCAATACAAGGAGCTGGCCGACCGGATCAAGGCTGAGAAAGACGCTGAGATTGCAAAGCGAGACGCTGAGCTCGCGAAGTTCCGGCAGCAGTATCAAGCCAAGACGGTGGAGACCACGCTCTTGGAGGCCGCGGGGCAGCACAGGGCCATCGCACCTAATCAGGTTGCGGCGCTCCTGAGAGACCGTGTTCGAGTCAACGATGAGGGCAATGTTTACGTTGCTGGTCCGAACGGTGAACCCGCTTTGGACGGCAAAGGCAACGAACTGCCCGTGAGCGCGTTCGTGAAGTCCTTTTTGGACGAGAACCCGCACTTTGTGCAGTCGGCTCCAGGCGCTGGAGCTCAGGGGCGCCCTGCTGGGACCCCACCACCCATTCAACAACCATGGGACGCATCGAAGGCCAACGACCTCGAGTACCTGCAGGCTAACGCCTCACAAATCCTTGAGCTCGCAAAGGCCGGGAAGATTCGTCTCTAAATCTAAAGTCTAAGGAAACGAGACCATGGCTAATATCACAACCACAGAAGCAGCTGACGCTATCCCTCAGTTTTGGGCAGCACAGGCAATCGGCGCCCTTTCCGCCAACCTGGTGATGGCGAATCTCATCAACCGTGATGCCAGCAATGAGGTGGCCACCGTTGGGGACACCATCAACATCGTGAAGCGCGGTGCGGTCACGGTGAAGGACAAGTCAGCCAACACCAACGTTGTGGCAGACACTCCCACCAACACTAAGGTTCCGGTGGTCCTCAATAAGCACAAGTATGTGTCCTGGCACCTGGAGGACAATGCTTCAGCGAAGGCCATCGCAGACGCTGTGAACTATGTGCAAGACGGGATGATGGCGATTGCTGAGACGATTGAGACTGACCTTCTGGAGCTCTATGCCAATATCGCCAACGACGTAGGCACCGCCGGGACGGATATTGATGACACGACCCTCTTGCAAGCGCGCCTGCAACTTAATGTGCAGAAGTGTCCTGCAATGGGGCGTAATCTCATCGTGTCTCCGAAGGACGAGATCGCGCTCCTCGCGTTGGGCAAGTTCACGGCAGCAAACCAACGCGGTGATGGCGGGAACGCGCTCACAGAAGCCGAGCTCGGTCGGATCTATGGATTCAACTGCTACATGTCGCAGTTGGTTCCGGTGACGGCTGGTACACCAGACACCACCCACAATATCGCATTCCATCGCGATGCCTTTGTGCTGGCAATGCGCGGGTTGCCTCTCCCTGAGGCTGGGTCTGGTGCCATTGGCTCCGTGATCGTGGACCCACGCACAGGCATCACCTTGCGTTACACACGCCAGTGGGACTCAGACGCACTCGCAACCAAGCACGTGATTGACGTGCTCTACGGCGTTGCAGCGGTCGATGAAGACCGGCTCGCCGTGGAAGTCCTGGGATAATTCTCAGCCCTGAATGTCGAATTCGGGGCGTTTGGGATTTCGCTTTTCTATTTATTGACAGCTTCGGTGGAACGAAGGCCTCCCCGCAATTTGCAAACTGTGGACGTTGGGAACCCACCGCAGCCACTGCGTTAGTGTGGCGTTTGGCATGGTGGAGAAGTGGTCATCTCGCCGGGCTCATATCCCGGAGGTCGCAGGTTCGAATCCTGCCACCCCGACAATTTTTAAGAGTTACGGGCTCGTAGCTCAGCTGGATAGAGCACCTCCCTTCTAAGGAGGCGGTCATAGGTTCGAATCCTATCG